AACATCATAAAGGTCCGTGCCATCAAGAATAGCATAAGCAGCCATTCGCCCGCCCAAAGATGCGGTGCCGATCTGAATAAAGTCAGTCGGCACATAGGGCGAAAAAACACGGTTCTTTACGTCAAACCGATATATCTGGTTCAACTGGCTGGCCACATACACATTGACGTATGTAAATCGACCCTCGTTTCCAAATGGCGAACAACAACCAGTGGTGCCGGTGCCGAATGCGTTAATGTTTCCGTCATAGGCAATCGCACCAGTCCACGTTCCAGTTATGCTGCCTGCAATGTCGAGAACATCAAGCGTTACTACCGCGCCGCCTCGAAAGAAATAATTGAATGAGTGCCTTGCATTGCGGGCCACGTCAGGCTGAATGCCAAATGATGGTGCCCAAAGACACCCAGCACCATTAACAGCAGGCGCGACACCAAAATATGTCGTTGACCACGCATCAGCCGCGATAGAGTTGGTGCCGTTGTTGATGGTGGCATCCATGTAATTGTAGGTATAGACCGTACTGTTTGCGGTTGTGCGGAGCAGGATCAAATTCGGCTGCTCAATCACGAAGCGCGCCGCGCTGGAAGGCTGCGTCGTCCAAGCGGTGCCAAGCGTATAGACCGCGCTCGGCCCAGCCGTGTGCGAAGCGATGATGCGGCGCTGCCCTACCGCCGCTGGCGTGGTAGGATCGCCAACAATGCGAATTTGAAAATTGCGGTATTCATTGGCAGCAACCACAGCGTCCCCAAGCGCCGCTTGTCCGGTAATTGTGGAAGCGCCTGAAGCCGTGGCAAGGAGCGCAACAAGGCCAGTATCGTAGGACGTAGCGCCCTTTACCATGCCCTCGCCGGGCTTGTGGTTGTACGGCACATAAAGTTCGTCCATTACCAGCATTGCACTATCTGTAGATAGCGTAGCTGGAAGGTTCGTGAACGTTCTGTTTGCAAATGTGTTTGAAGCAGGTTCAAACGTGCGGAAAGCGCCAGCAGCCAAAGTGCCAGAGCCAAGCATAAACAGGCGGCCACACAGCAATTCATACCGCGCGCCAGTCGCAGGCGTAAAGGTGAAAGCAGTATCCACATTTATCATCGGCGTGGTGCCTGCCGTGTTGGCTATAATCCAGCGCTCTTCTGTCTTGCCTGCGACAGTATCAATGATGCGGATTCGAAATCCAAACTCACCACTGCCGCCGCGATTGGCGAGCATGTTCACGCCAACCGCCGTTGGAAGCGCAGTCGAAAGTGTGAAACTGGTCGTCGTTGCACCGGCAGCGATAGTTCCGACTGCGCCAAACGAAGGCGCGAAAGCAGAAGTTGACCCAGCCCCGAAAGTGCCAGCAGTAAGCGGCGTAGCGCTGACAAGCTGGGTGGCCTTCGTCATGATGTTGTATCGGTGCAGCGCAGTATTGGAATACAGCATATAAATAAACGGATTGCGGCTGGTATCGTTCCGCATATCGCTTGTCATGGACATAGCGGCTGGATGCGCCGCTGGCATAGGACCAGACTGCACCCAAATCTGACGGTCAATTCCTTTTTTGAATGTATTTGCCATATCAGGTAATCCTTGCCCTTACGCAATCGGCCCAAGCCGAAAGATTAATCTGGTTGATCAGCATTTGAGCAGGTCGCCCGCCAATGTTTGTCTGATCACCCAGTGTGGCAACAGTACCGATGTTGCCGATGGAGCTTTGGCCCGCTTCAAGAACAGCAGTTATGCGCTGCCGCCGCTGTGAAGAATCATAAGATCCGGGACTGATAAGCGCCTGCAAAATCTGAAAAAGAATCAACCTAATTCTTTCATCAAGAACCGGCATTGGGTTTGACGCGGCCAAGTCGCCATCATTCGTGCCGTCTGTTCCAAGTGCCAATTTGACGCGCTGAAAACGTGTCCCGCTGATATTATCAGCAGCAATTGGAACCGCGCTTGGGTCAGATGAAGGTAGATACGATACGTTATCGCTCATTTTTTACCCTCAATTCTGCAAGTGAATTGTGGAAGCATCCAAGGTGAACGTGCCTCCGCTTGACACCACATCAGAGCCAAAATCGTTCACCGCAATCAATTCGTCAGCACTTGCCGCGCCACCGCGCGAAACGTAATAGACCGCCTTGCGCGCTGTAATTGTTGATGCTGGCCAGCTTACCTGCCCAAGCGCAATATCCACGCGATCATTGGCTGTGTCTTTGGTAACCGTCACCGCAGCAGTCGCTCCGCCGCCAGTATAACCAGCGCCTGAGACTTCATTCGTTACATCGCTGCGCTTGGCGTGCGTGTCCTTGTTTTCGGTATATGCCGAGGTTGTCAGCATCACCCGCACCGTCACCGCGTCAACGTCAATCAAACCGCGAATGACATCATCCCAGAAGGAATTGTAAATCAGGCTGGCCATTATCGCATCCCCTTGAATTGCAGAAAAGCGCCCGCTGCAATTGCGCCCAGCACCGCCATCGTCGTTGCCTTAACAACTTGACTCCAAACGGTTTTCTTTGTCGATCGCCAAGCGTCAAGAAGGTTTCGCAATTCCTTCATATCCTGGCCCGCATTTTCATCATGCAGGCCGATGGATTCCAAAGCCGCCTTCGCGCCCTGCTGAGCGGCGCGGGCAATCATCTGTTCGATAACCTCGGGAGACATTGCGCGGCGCTCTTCTGGCATGGATCAGCCCTCGGCTTTTTTCTTCGCCTTCGGTGGGCCGGGCACTTCTGCCCAGCCTTGCCGAATGGCTACCGCCGCGAGGTCACCGTGGACGGTATCGCCCACGGCAAATTCGCGACCATACACCTCGCCGTCCGGTGCCCCGATAAAAGGCACCGTGACGATTGCCACAACCTCAGACATTAGGTCGTGCTAATGCGAAGGAGCTTGATGGCTTGGGAGTTACGGATGCGCCCGCCAACACGCTTACGGATATAAAACTGCACAAAGCCAGGCAGGGTGATTTCATCGCGCGTCATACGCATGCCGACGCGATCCGCAATCAGATAGCCCTCACGGAAATCACCAAAGGCCAGCGGGAACACGTTGGCGGCAACCGCCGGCATGTCTTCCGCTTCGGTAATCGGGTATCCAATGAAGGTTTCTGGTTGATTGGCAGAAAGCGAAGGCTGCCACAGATAAGCACCCGTGCCGGCGCCTTCGCGGTATTTGCGAAGGGCAGAAAGCACCGCCTTCGAAGTTACCCAACGCGCATTCGCGCGATACCGGGCGCGCAACGCATAGACCAGATCATAGAAGGTATCAGCGCTGGTCGGCAGCGCCGCCGCCTGGCCAGAAGCGATATACTGCAACGTCCCAAAGGCGCGCGTAGCATCCGCAGTCACCACAGGCGTTGGGCCAGCAAGGAAACCAGTCGGACGATTGGTGCCGTTGCCAGAAACAAAGGCCAAGCCTTCGCCCTGCGCCATGGCTTCCGCCGCGCTGGTAACAAGCCAGTTTTCGACGTCGAAGAACAGATCATCAAGGCTTTCTTCAGACGCGCGCGGGCGGGCAGAAGCAAGGCCGAAAGTCGGTGCCACTTCAGCCAAGTCTGGCGTGTTGGTCTGGTTGCGCGTTGCCGCCTCGCCAAGCCATTCGAAAGTCGCGCCGTTGACGTCGAACAGTTCCTTATAGTCAGGGCTGCCCACCGTGCGCACCGTCGCAATCTGACGGATCGGCGAAATGTCCACTGACAACCGCGCAATCGTGCGCTCGATCACTTCCGGCAGGGCAAACCCACCAGCGGAGCCGGTGGAGGTCACAGTCTGAGCGGCGCGGGTTTCAAACCCGTCATCGTTCATCGCGCGAGTTTGCAACGCCTTCGCCGTTTCGCGCATCTTCATTTCAGCGCGCGGGTCGCGCGGATTGCGCACCCAACCGAGGAAGGCATTGCGATAGGCAAGCGCCTCGGCAGTGTCAGCACCAGCGCCTGCCTCGCCAGCGCCACCCGGACGCGCGGCGCGGGTTTCCGCCTGTTCGATGCGCTTTTTGATTTCTGCCTGGGCGTCAAGCACAGCGTCAATGCGCGAAAGCTTTTCGTCCAGAAGCGGATCAGCAGCGCCGCGCTTGGCGATTTCGGCAAGGCGCGCGTCATTCGCGGCCTTGTATTCTTCAAAAGCAGCGCCGATTTTTTCAATGGCGCTGGAAAGAGCCTCAGACATGAGGGGTTCCTTTCAGGATCAAGATTGCAGGGAACGCAGCAGCTTTTCGGCTGCCCGGTTTGCGCGTTCGGTTGCGATCTCGGCCTCTCGCCGCTCGGCACCCATTCGCATCAGGCGAGACACAAGGGCCGTCGCCTGAGACTTCGACACGTCGGGCGCTACATCACGCAGCCACCGCTCGGCATCGGAAGGTTTCAGAATTTCATCAATCGCAGCAGCCTTCACGCGCGTCACGCGCGCCGATTTCGCCGCCGGAAAAGTCACAAGCGAGACTTCCCAAAGGTCAACCGCCCGCACCGTGCGGATGTTTGTTTTGGGATCGTATTCGTCTTCCTTAGTCATGAAACCGATGGACAGGCCGGAAATGGCGCCAGCCTTCACAAGCGCGAAAGCCTCACGCGCCTGGGCAACATCCATCGCCAAGCGGCCCTTCACGCGAAGGCCGCGCTGATCCTCGTCCATGCTCTCCCAAACGCCAATCGGCATATCTTGCCGGTGCTGCCAAAGCATGGCCGGCATAGTGCCCGTCGCGCGATGCTCGGCAAGGCTCGCGGCAAAAGCGCCCGGCACAACAACATCGCCGTAAGCGTCTTCTTGCCCAAAGACAGAGCCGAAGCCTTCAATAACGCCCTCTTCGCCAGCCGCGCGAAGGGCAAGCGCAAAGTCGCGCGTTTCCCGCCGCGCGCCCTGTTCGCGGTTTTCAGTCATGCCAATTTCCTTCGCTTAAACCACCGGAGTTTCCGGCGCGGGCGCAGCGGGAGCGCCATTCATGTTCGCAGGCGTCAAAGGCTCATCAAGGCCGGGCAACGGGTCTTTGCCTTCCTCATCGCGCAATTCATTTCGGGTATAAATGCCAAGTTCCGCCATGGCGCGCGCCCATACTGCTCGGTCCGCCATGCTGCCCGCCGTCAGATAGCGCGTGTCAAATTCGCACCACAAAGGCCCGGCGCCATCCAGCAGAAACTCATCCAGGCGCTGCAACCAAAGTTGGTGCCAAGGCGCCAGCGTGTGCTTCAAATGCGCCGCAAAGAACGCTTCCGAGCTGGCGAAGGTCGCGCTCTTGTCGGAATGCCCCACCATGATCGGAAACACGCCAAAGGCGCGGCAGATTTCCTCAATCTGCAAGCGCCGCGTCTCGACATGCTGCGCGTCCACGCCGGTCATAGCCATCGGCATGTATTTCATGGCATTGTCGAGAATAGCCGTGCCGCTGCGCTTTTCTGCCGTGAAGCGTTGCCATGATGCGCGAAGGCGCTCCATAGCGGCAGTGTCTAGTTTGGCTTCAGTCGTCAGGATACCAGCAGGACGCCCGCCGTTTTCGTGCAGCTTGGCCTGCGATTGTTCAGCCGCCATGGAAAGCCCAATGGCCGAGGCCGCAAGTCGCACCGCATTTAGGCCGCGCCAGAAATCCCACTGCCAATTCGGCAGGTGAAACACATCATCGGGCCCAAGTTCGCCAATGAAGCCGAATTCGTCATGAATCCGATACCGCACCTGATAACGCGCCGTGCGGTCGATCTGGTAATTGCCAGGCCGCACCGGAATCAATTCCCGCACCCGATTGCCGGCCATCACCTTCACCGCCAAGGCATCGCCGGTAAGCGCCGCGTGAAGCGTCATCGTGCGGCGAAACTCGAAGCTCGTCTGCCACTCATTCGGGCGACGGGACAACATCCGAAACTCTGGGATATTGCGCGCAAGCTGGCGCCGCCGATTGGCGTCTTCCCGAAACACATTTAAAGCAGGCGTGGCGCATCCGTCCGCAATCGTCTTCACGCACGCCAGCACCGTCGCCACCTGAAGCGCAGTCTGTGGCGTCACTGCGAGACCGGCAACCGTCGCGCCATAGGCCTCATTTATGCGCGCCATCACCTCTTCGAACGGGCGCGGCGCAGATCGTAAGGAAAGCGCCCCTCGAAGGCGCGTGATCAAGTTCATTTCACAGGACCACCATCTCCGAGGTTTCAAGATAGGAATGCGCTTCAGCCTGCGCCGTCGCGGCCCCTACTGCCATCGCCAGCGCGACAAGCGCATCAATGCGGTTAACAGCCTTGCGCTTGGAAAACCAGAAATTGCCAAACGGATCGTTTTCCGTTGTGGCGCTCATCATGGCGGAAATCAGCACTGGCGATCGCCGTAGCCTTATCCGCTTTTCAAGAATAAGCTGCTCCAAGATCAGTTTACTGCCGGGCATCCATAGCCCTTGCGCGCCTTTCTTTTTGCCGCCTTGCGGGTGTTCCACAATGGGCAGCGTCACGCCAAGGCCATCAAGCTCCGGCTCAAAGTGCCGCTTGAAGCCGTAGCTGTCATAGGCCACCGCCGCGATTTCATAGAGCCCGACCAATTCCGCCAAGCGCGCGGCGACAAAATCAAAGCGCACCATTCGGCCAGGCGCGGCATTCAGAAAGCCGTCCTTTACCCAAAGATCGTAGGGCACGTTATCCCGCAACGCGCGCTCGGCAAGCGTATCGCCTGGGGTCCAAGCTTCTACCCAAGCGTCAAAGGTCGGCAAACGCGCCGTGGTGCCATCCTCGCCCGGCATATCAACGAAGCCGGTCGGGACAACAAAAGCCAGCGCGGTCAAGTCTTGCGTGGCGGAAAGGTCAAGCCCGCAGAAAACC